AGTAACAAATCTCTTAAGTTCGCCAAGAAGCATACCCTTGACCTTCTTCTCAAGTTCAACCTTTTTCTTAGCCATTTTTATTCTCCTTTATCTTGCTCCTCCACCAGTAAGCAAAGCATTCTTTCGAGCTTTCATCGAATCGCTTCCGCGTTTGAAAGAACTGAGCTTCTGATTAAGAACACTCTTATACGATTTCATTTTTGAGCTTTTGTTGGCTTTAGATTTTTTAAATCTATTCCTTTTGCCCATTCTTGCGCGTTCTTGCTCTTCGCTTCCGCCTTCTCTTGCATTTTCTATTGCATAGACCTTATTATTAGTGTCATGATGGACTCGCCACTTGCTCCATTTGGCCGCGTTAGATTTACTTCCAGCATCTTTAGGATACGTGTAAATCCACTTACCACTGTTTCCCATATTTTTGGAAATGTATTTATGGCTAGCGGAATGCTCTAAATAGTTTCTAAAATCATTTTCCGGATATAGCATAATATTCACCGTAATAAATTACTCAAAAGCATCCTTATTAAGCTTATAGGCAATGTACGCATCCATCATGGCTGCGACATTATCGATTTTTTGCTCGTAACGTTTTTTAAGTAATTTTCTATTTCCGTTCGTGTCTTCCAAAGTAATGGCATTGCCCATCGTGTAAACCATGAGTTCCTCATCAAACAAAAGCATCCGCTCCGAGGCAAGCTTCTTAAGCTCTCCAAGCGGAACGGACTCTGTCTTTGCTCCCTGTATTACTTTTTCGACACCAAAATCTGTATTTTCTTTGCACCATCTTTCAACGAATTCCCTGGCGTTGTATGGATCATAACCAAATGTCCTGACATCGTAGCCGCATTCATTGTAATGCCGTTCAAGATCTTCGTAGACTTCCATCATGTCCAAAACGGCACCGTCAAGAACGATTAGTGTTCCTTCTCTGATGAATTCTTCGTACTTTACCCGCATTGCAGACTGAAGCTTCATAAGGGTCACCGAAGTAATGTAGCTTCTTGTCTTTATGCCAAAACAGCCGTTTGCAAGAGGGAACAAAAATGTGAACGCACAGAAGTCATCACCTTGCGAAAGGTCTGCACCGAGAGAACATGGAAGTTGCCAGTATACTCGTTTCTTATGAGGAAGAGTTTCCTCATAAGTAAAGAAGTATGTGTAGCCTTCCATCGGAATTCCAAAACGCTTTGCCAGAATATCATTTCTTACTGCAGGATTGTTTTCCGCTCTCTCAACATCCAGCTGATACGTTTCATAAGTAACTGTTTTTCCGATGTTCGGATTAGCCTTCGGCCACATCGTCGGATCGTTTACTTCTTTAATGTCGTCCAGACAATACCACCAAATAGAAACATTCGGAGCTATGTATTCACCCTTAAGGATTTTCATAAGCTCCATCTTGATGGTGTCACCAGCTCCATTACGAACAGTACCTTCCGAACTGGTTGCGATGATTATATAGTCGTCAAGCTTTGAAGCACCCTGTTCGATGGCACCTATAACGTCTTCCCTGATATCTCCAGAAAGCCATTCATCAACGGTTGAAACTTTTGGTCTCATTCCCTGAAGCTTATCGATTGACATTGGCCTAATTTCAAGAAGTGAGCCAGTTAAGAAGTTTTCAATTCCTTTCTTCGTCGAAGCAAGCTTCATTCTATTTGCTCTGCTTCCAGTCGTATTTTGAAGTGAGCCTTCAGTTAGAAATTTAAATAATGGGCCTCTTGCTCTTGTGATAGCAGTTCTGATTGGTCCCATTACTTCTTCCGCCTGCTTCATGGTCGGAGCAGTAGTCATTTGGTACGTTGTCTCAGTATCAACAACAACAAAATAGGACTGGATATCTGAGTCATATAACGACTTTGCAGCTCCTCGTCCTATTATTAAATATTGTTTGTTGATAAGCCTTTTCTTTATCATTTTGCGAACATAGCGGCCCTGCTTTCCGTTTGGTCCAGGCTCATATACGCTACGCTCTACAAAATAGTACCAACCAAATAACTGCTCTCCCCAAAGCTTAAATGTGTCAAGCAAATATAAATCTGATCCGTCTGTAAGAGTTAATTCATTCTCACAAAATCTGATCCACCCTTCAACAGCACGGTCATCGTAAAATATTCCTGGATTTCGTATGAGCTCATCTATCCGGTTCATTTCCATCGAGACTTTGTGATTCACAGGAATTTCTCCTCTTATCACTGCGTCCCGAAACTTACCATAATAGATTGGCGTAGCAGTGTTCGATAAACTCATCTAATCACCAGCCTAACCTAGACCAAGCCACTTTTTGACTTTATCTTCAGTGGTGTTGTTGAAATCTCTCTCCAAAACTTCAGCAATAAGATTATAGTTATGATTCTTTACAAGATCCGAAGCAATCTTGTACGCCTCTTTGTTTTGCTTGAAAGAATTCTTTGAACTCTGATTGTCTGGATTAAATACCGGCAGTAAAGTCTTTACATCAGCACCCTTGTCAACAAGTTTATCAATAGCTTTGTAGATTTCTGCTTCTTTCTTAATCTTGTTTTCAAACGCTGTTCTTTCATTTCTCTTGGCGTCAGATGCAGCAGTTTCGGCATCTCGTCTTGCCTTATCGGCTTGTTCTTTTGCTGCCTTAGCATCTGCCTCATCTCGCTCACGGCGATACTTATCGGCACGTTTTGTTTGAATCAGATCGCTAAGGGTCATCTTCTCTCGTGGCTTATTGTCGACAATTACTATCGGTCTGTAAACTCCAGAGTCATCGGAGTTACCGCCCTTCTTTCCTCCGCTTTCGCCATTTTCTTGCTGATTCGAACCTTCGCCATTCTTCGGCTTTTGATTTGGCACATTCTGGCCAGGCTGACTATAGCCAGTTTTCTCAATCGATTTCAAAGCTTCAAGCTGCTTCTGATAATTGGTAATGTCTGTGGTCTTGATCTTTCCAGACATCACCTGATCGTAAATAGCTTGAGCGTATTCTCTCGTATTCTGGTACTTCCTCGCAGCTGCGACAACGGCATCTGAAGATTTCGCTGCTGAAGGCGAGATAAGGCCAAGATTAACAAGCGTCTTCTTAACAGCAGTATAAGCCTTCTCGGATTTAGTAATGGCATTGGTGACTGAATCAGCAGCACTTGCAACTTTATCAGCAATCGGAATGACTCTATTTGCAACAGGAATCACCTTATCACCAATATTCTCTACAATCTGTTTCACCTTCGTGTTTCCACGAGAAGCTGCTGCCTGATCGTTTAGCAATTTGTCAAGAGCTTGCCTTCTGGCAATCGCATCTGTAATTTCCTTGCTGTCTGCCTTATTAGCGTAAGAAAGAATTTCTTCGACAGTACCGTGGCTAAAGACCTCACGTTTTTCCTGTTCAAAAACTCTCTTTTCTTCCTGTCTCTTCCGCTCTTCTTCCTCAGTGCGTTTCTTTTCTTCTTTTGCAGCGCGAGCCTTTTCCATACGAGCTTTCTGATCAGCCTTTTTCTTTGCTTCAGCTTCAGCTTTAGCTTTTTCTTCCTTACGCTGCTTCATTCTGTTTAATAAAGAACCAACGGGATTCACACGATTTTCGCTGGCTCCGCTGGTTCCCTTAGCTCTTGTTGCAGGTCTTCCGGAAGAGACTCTTGCACTAGCCTTATTTGGTCCTGGACCAGAAATACCCTTTGATTTCTGATATGCAGCAATCGGATACCACTCAGCATTCCGAACGCCCCACTTCTGTCCTTTCACGCCATGGTGTTGGAGGTAGTCGCGATAATCATTTACCGGAAATAAATAGATTTCATCCATATTAATCACCTCCAATCTCTACAGGATTTTGAAAAGCGTTCTCGAAAAATTTGCTCTTTCCGGCTGGATTGAAAAACTCAACTTCAAGAGACTTTTTATTAATCGTATACCAAGGATCGAGCATAATTTTCTTTCCTCGATGATCAATTCGATTCATCTGAAGAAGGAATTTATCACCAGCATCGAACGCTCTAACGAGGTAAAAGCGTTTTGGATCAAAGACTTTTTCTATTGCCTTAATTACTCTACTATCCATTTGCCATACCTCTTATCTTTAAAGTCTAATAAATCTTTGATCGTAGCAGCATTATACGCATCCATATATGTATCGTATAATTTCTTAGTTTCAAGCTTCGCAAGCCTTCCATCACTGTCCAAAATGTTAAGAGCATATTTATGTTCACGCTCTTTTGCAGGCTCAACAGCTTCAAGTTCTTTTACGGCTTCCCAATTGACGTTGTGGTTGTCGCAGCGAATCTTATCGAAGTTATAAACACTGCTTCCATATTGTTTCTTAAACAAACTTGGAGTCATCTTATACTGATCATGGCTCTGCGCATCGGTAATTATTACATCGCCGTTTTTTACATGATAGTGAACGGCGTGCCCGCCATAATCCATATAAACAAAAAGAGCTCCACTGGAGCCCTCGCCGTCTTTAAGCACGGAATCCTTCAAAGATTTTTGAGTGTCAAAGGATTCAATTTTGGATCCCTTAAATAATGAAGCAATCTCTTCTGGATAAAGTCCACCGACCGAAGATTTTGCAACAACATCGTATCCTCTATGGGCGATTTCCAAAGCGGCCGTGCAATAAGCGCAATTACTTGTTTTTCCAACTTCTGGGTAGCCTGGATTGATCTTGTCGACAAGCTCATCGAAGTCACGTTTCTTGGTCTTTTCCTTCTGAATACTGTCGATCGATCTCTTTAAATCAGACCCACTTCCTTCGACCCTGGAAATTGTATAATCATAGAATGTTTCATCTTTAAGTCTTAACGCGACTCTTGCCACATGACCGAGGAAACCATTTCCGTACATGTTCTTTTCAACGAATCCTGATTTCCGCTCGTCTTCACCGCCAAGCCCTTTCGCTTTTCCTTTGCTCATGTGCTTCTTTTCAGCAGCTGAATGAGCTTCATACTTTAAAGGATACGGCGGGCCATTCTGAACTCCCCATTTCTGTCCTTTGACACCATGGTGCTTAAGCTCGTTTTTCATTCGGTTGATCTTGGTAATGTCCTTTTGAAGATCCTGCCAAGCATCGGAATTAACAGCGTTTTTATACCTTGCATAAAACTCGTCAAAGTTGTTGATCTTGTCTATACCATTTGTAGCCTTTACAGAAATTGAACGTTGCTTTCTATAAAGTGACTGCAACGCCGTGTCATACTGTTTTACAAGGTCATCTGAGGTTTTTGGAATCTGAATATTTTGAATTTCGTCTTTAGACATCCACCTATCAAGGTTCTTAGTAAGTGTGCTAAGCTCATAAACCTTGACCTTTTTGCCTTCATTCATAAGCCTCGAAACGTTATTTCTAGTAGCAGAAGCTCCGGTGTCGATAACTACGGCTAAGCCTTCGCTAGAATCCTTTGCCATGGCAATGTCTTTCTTTGCGAGCCATTCTTTTGAACCTTCTTTATGGAAAGGGTCATTTACAGGCTTTGTTTTCCACTCTGGATCTTCAAGATGTCTAACACTTTTTCCAGGGCCATAAACAGTTACATTTTTGTAATTCTTATCCTTTAAATACTTTTGAACCTGCCTGTCAATTCCTGGAGCATCTCCAACATTTATATGGATGTTGTTTCTGATATAGCTATTGATCGAAGACTTAACATCTTTTGGAAGTTCTTTTCGGTAATGACTTGAGGACTCATCTTCTGTTTTGGAAGAACCGGAAATAAAAACGGCTCGCTTCTTATAGTGCTCTCTTCCGAGTGCTGTCAGCGAACCGTCCTTTGTTCCTCTAGCCTTACCAATGCCATAATGCTGTCTTCCAAGTTCAGTATAAGATCCATCGAGATTTTGATACTGTCTCTTATACCACTTTTGACCTTTTACTCCATGGTGTTGGAGGTAAGATCGATAATCATTAGTCCACACCATTTCGTACCTCCAATTTACTTAAGCGGTCTGTTAAGTACATTTCCGACTTTTGTTTTAAGATTAAGTCCCTTCTTGCCTTTCTTTACGGTGGCTTTCTTTAATTTCCATTTCTTAGCATTACTCTGCTTCTCAAACGAAAACTTACGTTCGTGTCCACGTGGTCTATTTGGTCGATTCTTTACGTCTGAACCTTTTGCAGTATCAGTGCCAGAAGTCATTCCCGGCTTAGACTTTAAATGCTCCGGCTGAATGTCATCTTTACTGTAAAGCCCTCTTGTAACATTTGTGCTCGATCCGAAATTACGGCTCTGCCCGCCATATGCTCCATTCTGGCCACTCTTAAGATCTTCCGGATAAATGTATCTGCCATTTTTAATCGCAATATACTTATGACCTTTCTTCCAATGAGTGCCTTTTGCAGAATGCTCTAAATAATTTCTATAGTCATTTTCAGGATACATAATTCCACCTATTATTTATGCTGGATCCACAGCAACATTTAAACGCCATTCCAATTCTCTCATAATTTCTTTATCCGACTCATTGACAAATGAGCTCTGAGAGGGATCAAATGACAATTTTACTTTCTTTACCACATATGACTTAACGCCCTCGATATCTACGTCACCAGTTTCGTATTGCCCCCAAGTATCTTCAGGGCCATCGATATAAAAACCTGTCTTGGGTCCAACCCCAAGCTGGGTTAATATCATGAATGCGGTATTTATTTCTCTGATAATGGTCGCGTCAAAAGCGGTATCCCATTCAGAAGCGCCAATATCCGCTTTTACTGACTCTAAGATGCTATTTGTGGTTGTAGCGTCCCTGCCATCAGTAGGTATAAAGTCTCGCATTTATAGCACCTCCTACCATTTGACTTTATTTATAGAAAGCCACTTTTCTCAAAAGTTCTTTCTGAGCTTCTGTAAGAGACGCAAAGCCATTATTCTTTGCGTCGCGCATTGCTTCTCTCGTTTTGCTGTCGTATTTAAAACTTGGTTTAAGATCTTTTCGTGCCCGCTCTTCTGCAGATTTGGTGAAAGGTTCAAACTCTTCACCAAGCATTCCCCTTCTTTGTTTTTCTACTTCTTCTGCGCTATACAGAAAAGCTTGAATGGACCTTGCGGTTTTACTTTTTGGCCAATTTTCCATTGGGGGCAATTTCTTATCACCAAATATATACTCATCCACAGTTTTACTGGAAGCACCCTTAGCCTTCTTATAAGGATAAGTTGCAACTTTGTCGCCGTCGAAATCTGCTCCGCTAAGCTTCTGTATTTCTTTTAAAGGCATGCCTTTAAACGTCGCATCGGTTATTTTATTCGATAATTCTCCAGCAGATTTTGAATTTTCAAAAGAATCGAGAATCGTTTTGTACTTCTCTTGTTTTGCAGTAAGTTTATTAATTGAGGCATCGAGTTTGTAAGTCTCGTGATCAATTTTTGCAATTTGCTTCTTTAACTTCTCAGCATGTTTTATGTTAAGTTTGTCAAGAAAACTCAGGTTCTTATCATAAAGAATCTTTTTATCTCTTGCTATTGTGGCTAAAGCTTCAGCTCTGCCAAGCTCATCTTCTAATTTTGCCCTCTTTTCAAGCATCTTCTGATACTTCGGAGATTGCTTTTTGTCATTGATGGCATCTATCTTATCAGAGACATTGGCAAGTTTTGCCTCGGTTTTAGTCTGCTTCGGATCTCTTCTTGGCTTAACATAGTATTCGCTATCAGAATCTTCATACGCTTCTAAAAGTCCAACGCGTTTTCCATTAGCATCTTTCTTGAAATGCTCATCCAGGGTATTCTTCTCCTGATAGGTGTGTTGGTTGTACCAATCGTATTTCGAATACGTACCCTTCTTTGTGTCATATACAATAATGCTGTCGCCGTAGGTATCAACGACTGGAATCAACTCTTTATTCTTTATGCGATCATCATAGTCTTTAAGCATATTATAGTTTCTAAGTTGGTCTTCCTTAGACATGACCCAGGCATCTTTATAGCCATTGCTCACAACTAAATCTTGTTGTTTACCAGCTTGAAAACCTTTCGGCATTGGAACTTTAGAAGCTTTGTTTGAGAAATCGTTTTCGTCTTTCTTAATAGATTCACAAGCTTCTGCAAAACTTCTGAGTGTTCCACCGTCGTATTCGCTTAAATCGAATATCATTCCTTCAGCTCTCGAACCTATTTTTCCCTCGTATTCTGCATCGTAATTTCTTTGTGCTAGATCAACTAATTTATCGCACTCCTTTGCGGAATAACCTTGATTAATAAGATCCGCGATTAATGCCATTCCTATGGTTTGATCTTCATAAACAAACCACATTTTATCTCCAGAATCAGGATCAGCTGGATTTGCATCACCAATATCACGAATACCAGTCTTTGCAAGTGCTTTAATTCCAAGTTTAGCTGCAGAATTAGCTCGCTTATTTATTTCTTCTTTTGACATATAAGCGGATGGGCCAGCGTCAAAAGGAAGACAATCCTTAGACACAGCATCAAGAAAAGCCCATTTAGTCTCAAACTTATCAGGCCCATCTTTAAGCGCTTGCCTTGCTTCGCTAAGCTTTGAAGAAGATCCAGAACCTTCCTTTGTTCCTCTAGCTTTGCCAACGCCATAGTGTTGTCTTCCAAGTTCAGTATAAGATCCATCGAGATTTTGATACTGTCTCTTATACCATTTTTGACCTTTTACTCCGTGATGTTCTAAGTAGTTTCTAAAGTCGTTTTCAGGTAAATTCGTAAAAATAGCCATGATTACTCCTTCGCCCGAATACAACTTACTTCCACGGGCATGTATCGTTCTTGGTTCTGATTGTTGGTGTGTGATCTAGTGGCGATTGAACGCCATAGTGGATCAACTGATGTGTATCAAAAGAAACTGTTATGAGATTATCTAAATCAAAGACTTTTCGATTTCTTGATAGAATATCTTCTGGTGTTATCGGATCGATATGGTGAATGTATGGTCTATTTGCAATCGGAAAATCTTCAAGACCCATGTCACATCCTCGATCCCTTGAGATTACGTAGTTTCGAATCCTTCGCCATTCTGGGTCATGATAGAGCATTTGGTTTAAATGCCTGTTGTCTCCAAATGTCGTTTTCCCTACTTTTGACGCCGTGGAAAGATACTTTAACCGCTCAGCATATGTCGGAAGAGCAATTAGTTCTGTATAAGTTTTCATCTTTTAGTTTGCTCTCCAATTCCTCAATCAGATCTTTGTCTTCAAAGTACACTGCTGATGTATCTTTGGTTCTTGTTTTGTTTATAGTAGAACCGCCAAGAAGATAGTCTATATTATCGACTAGATTCGGGGATAAATTTATTGTATCGAAATATGGATTGTGCAGAATCATGAAACGCCTGAAAAACCAGTCATCAGACTTTCCACCGGAAACTCTATTAACATAGTCTTCTCTATCGCTGTTTAAAACTTCATCGTAAAACCACATGGCGCATTTTCCAGCGAGGTGATTTGGAATCTGAATGCATGGAAAAGACCACCACATTTCATGAGGATTCACAGTTCCTATTCTATTTGGCCTCGGCCCGAGGTCTTTACCACAAAAGCCGCAAACAAGCGTCGATGGATTCTGTCTTCTAGTCCTTTTATAAAAGTCTCTAGAAATTATCACATCGTCTTGGATGTGCCAAGTAGCGCCTTCGCCAAGTTCGCCGCACCACTTAAAAGACTCCATGCATTGAATGAGATTTCCTTTATGGTCTTCATCCATCCAAATTTTGATTTCTTCGTTTGGAATTCCTTGATCGATTAGAGAAGGGATAAGATAGTTTTGTATATAGTGTTCTCTATCTTTGCATGCGTGGATCAGATAAAGCATTTTAGTTAAGCCTCTTATTCATGGCGTTATCTAATTGCTTCCGCCTTCGCTCATCGCGTTTTCTCTTTCTCTCTTCTCTTTGCTTACGTTTCCGTTCTTTCTGCTTCTGCTCGTACTGCTTTATGGCAATATCTCGTTTAGC